ACGCAATACAAAGCGCAGTTGATAGCTTTAAAATGCACCTGTGCTAACTGACCTTCCTGCGATTCACCTTCAACTATATCAAAATAGTTGGAGTACAGTTGCCACGCTTTGTCTTTTGCTTTCATTGTTTAGCTTGTTGATTAATTCGATTACTTGCTCTTTGTTGTAGTAGTGCTGCATTGAATTGCGCACGTGGTCTTTGAGTTGTTCGGTGGTCATACGTTCAAAGTATTTAAGTATTCACGCCACATTGGTACACGCTCCTGAAGCTTTGCGATTGCATCGGTATCAAATTCCACAACCTTTTCGTGGATGCGCTCCTGCACTGGTATATCATATTCCCAACTTGACAAATCACTTTCAAGGTTAGCGTTTGGATTTTCAATAAGGTAAGTAGGCATGTCGTAAATCATATTCTTTTCAATGCGCGATGCCTTCTTTATGAATTCATCATTGCCTTGCGGATCAATAAGATTCATGCGCAAGGATAAGCGGTACTTTTCAGTATCTATCATTTGGCTTGGCGCATTGACCAGCACGAAGCAGAACGTTGCCTTAGGCGCACCTGTTAGCCAGCAATAAGCTTGACCTTGCCAATAGTAATCTTTGCTCAACTCATTAACCTTTGCATCGATGAAGGTGTGGATGTCCCATGAAGATTTGATATCCGGCACATTGATTACTTCGCTACCATCTTTGATAAGCAAGTCGGGTGTGCCTGTGATAAAGTCATTTTGAAAGTTTACTTCATTCTTAAACACGATTGTGCCACGTTCCCTGCGCCATAAGTCAATAGCATCATTCTCTACGGCAATTCCCTTTTCAATGTACTTGTTGCTGATTTCCTTATAGCGTTTGTACTTATTCTGCACATAGATTTCCAGCAGTGCGCTTTTGCAGGTTTCACTTAGTCCTGATTTGGTACGTGCATCGGTCATAAGCTTACCAAGCTGCGATGCTCTAAATTTTACTTGTTCCATTGTGTTCTTGTTATTTGTTGCGAATGTATTACAGTAGTCCTGATAGCTGCTGCTTTTTAACATTTATTAACGGTTCGATTTGATTGAGTAGTTCAGGTGGGCATGCCTGAAGAATGATGTCGCAATCGTCTAAGCTATGTGCCTTTTCAATCAGTTCGTGTAAGTATTGCACATCCTTATTCGCTGATGCCAGCGTGCCTTTCAACTTGAATGGCTTGTACACATCCACGTTCTTTCTATTTAAGTCGCGACCTAATAGCTTACCAAATGACACTGCAGCATTTTTCAGGCACTCTGTTTTAAGTTTAGGAAACGCAAGGTCTAATGCGTTCGGTTTCTTATTATCTGCGTTCAATGCCCACCTATTGCGTTCTATTGGATCTGCGGCAATATGGCTCGGCACTTTGTCCACCATTATAACAATGGATGCTGCACCTGTCCTGCGTAACTCATACCCGGTTATCGGATGAATCACTACAAGGTCAAGTGAACCGACTACTTCATTCGCCATGCGTTCCCATTTAAAATTTTCAGTGCGCCAATGCCCGAAAAACATTTCGTCTAAGGTTGTTTCTACGTGGCTAACTACCAGCGTGACGGCTTTGCCATCGGGTGTTTTTTCGATGCCTTCCTTATCAGGTGCAGCGTTAAGCATTTGCTGGAATTTCTGCAATGCTTCTAAATTGTCTTTGTGAAATGAGTTCATGTTGCTATTGTTTATTGATTAGTATTTCATGAGGCAATCATTCAGTTCTTGGCAGTAGTTAAGAAGTGCCAAACAGATTGCGCCCCATACGATGTACTTGATTACTTTACTTGCTTTCATGTTATTGTGTTTTAAAGTTTATATGCGCGTTGGTGAGTCGCGCCCCTCGTTTGATTATTGGTTATAGATATTAGCAACAAAGTAATTCATAACTTCATTGCGAAGTCTTGCCTGACTTTTAACCTTACCATTTTTGGTTCTTGTTCCAACTACTTGAATAATACTTAAACGCTGCATTGGTGTTAATTGTCCGAATGCAATTATTTGCTGTAGTGATTGTGAGATTGTCATTGCTTTGTGTTTTTGTTGTTGTTATTTGTTTGACAAATGTAGGTAACTTTTTACACCACGCAATAGGTAGCATGCATTTTTAACAAATTTTAACAAACGTATTATTGAAAATCAATGACTTAAGCCCACGAATAGCTGCCGTAATTTGGGAATAATTCGAAATACATGCGCATCATAATGGCATCTGCGTAGTCAGGTGACTTGCCATGCATCCGAGCTATTTCATCTTTGCTTATCACAGCGAGTTTGCCATCTGCTTCCGGTTGCCTTCTGCGTATCATATCCAGTTCTTGCACAATCACATCACGAAACTGATTCACTTTGAAGATTACTTTGTTTTGCTCAATTAATTCTGCAAGCTTGAAGTAACATTCTGCTTTTTGATTCGTATAGCGGTCGGCTTGTTTCGCTCTGCCGCCATTTAAAAAACCGCGACACTTCAAGCTATCAACTACACCACCGCCCACCCCATCTTCATCGCAGATCACATTGCTTAATTTGATGCTGTGCCTATCGCATAGCTGGCGAATGGTAGATACAACTGTTGTGATTGGTTGTTTGCGCAGTTCATGAATCTCGATAAGGTGCAGTCCATGCCATACGCAAATGACACTACGGTCTTTTCCAAGTCGCGCGATGTCGGCACTGATGTACTTTTCACCTTTGCTTTCTTCATCCCGGAAGCAGCGAACTAAATCATCGTACTGGTATAGGTTGTCTACGGACTCATCATACTCCCAATCACCATACAACAGTCTTCGCCTGTCTATTTCGGGTAAACGTTCCAATGTTTCGATGTAGCTTTCAGGTAGATGCGGATTGTCGGTTGGCAAAGAAGGAATAAACGCAAGGTGCTGTGCTAAATTATCTGCTTTATGTGGTGCGTAGAACTCATTATATAGCCAACCTTTTGAAGGATTGCATGTTAGCAGCATCTTCGGTGGCAGGTCGTATTCGCGTAGCTTAAAACGAATGCGCGACTGTAATATATCAATGGCACGTTTGCTCACTTGCGCTGCTTCATCCACATATGCATCGGTCAATTCTAAACCACCTAACGAGTGAAATTCAGGATCACTTGGATAGGCGAACAAATCCTTTAAGATTATTTCGCTACCATTTGCAAAAGTAATAACGTGTGTTTGATTGTTGATGGTGTAGTGCTCATTAGGTGCAAGCCCTAACATATGGGCTACTTCAAAGAATGTCTTTAACGTGGTCTTTTTTAGCGTGTCAAGTTTACTTCGACCTATCAACCCACGTGTGCCCGGATATTTGAACCTGCGGCTTATCTGCCATGCACAACCGATAAAAGATTTTGAGCCACCTGCAGCACCACCGAACAGCACCACACGTGCCGGGTGTGAGTTACCCAGCACACGCAATGCTTCTTTTTGTTTCGGCAGGTATTCAATCATGTAAACAATCCGATATACATTCCAACCAATCCACCGCATAGTGTGGCTATCATGTCCAGCGTGCTAAATTGTTTTTCCTTCAGCACCGAATCAAATAATTCTTTGCCTGCTGCAAACGCAAACACCACGATCATCGAGAATGGTGCGCTGAATATCGAAGCCGCAGCAGCGTAGATAGCAACACCATACAGCGCATGGTTAGCTTTGTCTTGTGGTAGGATAGGCAGGTTCATTAGAATGGCAGGTCTCCTGATGGTTCGTCTTGTGGTTCGTCACGTTTTACGAGTGGCTCGCTCATCTTACCGGAAAAGAACTTACCATTCTTTCCTTCCTTAACCCACGCAGCGAGTCGCATCTTCTTGCCATTGACCATGATTTCACCTGTGTACTGTGGACCGTTGTTAGCCACGTTGTTGTTCTTGAATAGGGTAAACTGCCCTTCTTGCATTTGATAGTTGCTCATTGTATTTAATTATTAATTATTCCGATGTCTTCAATCATTAAGCTAATTGTGGTCTTTCCGTAGAAGTCTTGTGTTTCTACCACTTCAAAGGTTTCGTGGTCGATGCTATGACCATTGATGAAACCAATATAGATTTCAGTATCATCGTGATACTGCGCAAGCTTATCCCACAATTCGCCTACTGTCATAACTTATATTCGTCTTTTTCGGTTAGCAAATGTAACTCCTCAAAGATAAGGCGCATTGCCATGTTATCACTCATTGCTGGGCGCATACTTCGCTTAGCTGTTAGCACGAATAGTTTGCGGAGCAGGTCGGTTTCTTTTTGTTTATCGTATTGCTTCATTTGTGCTCTTGGTTATATGCAATGTTTTCAAGAAAGTGAACCATGTGATTTGCTAACTCCATCACATCGTAATAATTCATACTTCCTGATGCACATTGTGCTTTTACTATTTCGGTTGCCATTTGTAATGCAAGCTGTCTGTTATCCATTTCAGTATTCATTTTGCGTTTCGATTAATTCCCTGTAACGTTCCTGCCTGTATTCGGTAAACTGATACGGCTTGTTTTTGTACATCCGAAAGAAAATGTTATTATCCCACTGCGGCAGCGCATCGTATTCGCGCATCAAAGCTATTTCAAGTGGTGGTGGATTTTCCCTTTTCACTTCGCGCACCGGTTCTTCTTTGATGCTTAACTTATCTGCTGCCTGTTGCATCGCATCCATGATTTGCGGATGCTGGAACATTTCGTAGATGTTGTTTTGCTTTTGTTCTTCAGTTCGCATCGATGTGATGTGAGTATCACGCTCTTGTTCAAACTTGCTTACCCATTCGTTTAAAATTGATAAGTCTAATCGGTTGTAAATCGTTCCATAGATACCAGCTACTCCACGATCTAAACACAACTGGATATCTTCAAGACTGTACTTCCAATGATGCTGCACAAAGTGTTCAGCTGAAAAGTTGATTTGATCAGCATTCATGTTCTTGTCGATGTTTATCATGGCACAACACCGACTAATGAGCATTGCAATTTTCATCTTTGTTTCATTCCGGTCAATCTTACGCAGCACTGCAATCTTATTAGCTTTCACGCTCTCTCCGAATGTCAGCTGCGACTTGGGCTGCCACGTTTTGATAGTGTGCAACGTTGTCAAACTTTGGTTTTCCATATTGATTTGATTTTTGATTTTTTACTTTATCCCATTCTTTGCGCATCCAGTTACGGACTGTGCTTTGCCAATCCTTCATTGGCACTTTGCCAACTATCCATCCATTGGCTTCATAGTGATCCATAAACACACGAGCGAAATTAACTAACTTATCTTCTGTAAGGAAGTTTCCACCTTTCATGTTCAGTTCGCCCATCAGGTTATACACGTCATGTTCTTCAGGCTTCACAAACTTTTTCCGAGTTACTTTTTTTTCATTTGCATCTTCAACTATAATTTCATTTTCATTTCTATTTTCATTTTCTAAAGGCATTGCCGTGGCATATGCCGTAGTAGATGCCGTGGCATCAGTATCACAGTTTTGATTTTTTCTTTTTTTCCATCCATCAATAGCACGTGTACGTTGCTTTTCAGCATGTGCTTTACGTTTACCAACTTCTATTTCAAGACGTTGATTAAAAAAAAGACCGTCTTC